ATGGGTCGTAAGCATATTTCTTATGATATTGGTGGTATCACTCAGTTGGACTATCTTGACTTGTATAAAAAGTTTACCTATACTAATCAAGAGTCATATCGTTTGGACCACATTGCCAACGTAGAACTTGGACAGAAAAAACTTGACCACTCTGAGTTTGATACATTCAAGGATTTCTATTCCAAGGGTTGGCAGAAGTTTGTAGAATACAATATCATTGACGTGGAACTTGTTGACCGTCTGGAAGACAAGATGAAACTGATTGAACTGGCACTCACTATGGCGTATGATGCTAAGGTGAATTATTCAGATGTGTTCTACCAAGTCCGCATGTGGGATACGATCATTTATAACTATCTAAAGAACAGAAATATTGTTATCCCTCCAAAGGAAAGGAGCGACAAAGATGCGAAATACGCGGGTGCCTACGTCAAGGAACCGATACCGGGAAAGTATGATTGGGTTGTGTCTTTTGACCTCAACAGTCTGTATCCTCATCTTATTATGCAGTACAATATCTCACCAGAGACCCTCCTGGAAGAAAGGCATCCCTCAGCAACAGTTGATAAAATCCTTAATCAGGATGTGACCTTTGAGATGTACAAGGACAATGCGGTCTGTGCTAATGGCGCTATGTACCGTAAGGATGTCCGTGGCTTCCTGCCTGAACTGATGGATAAGATGTATGATGAACGGGTAATCTTCAAGAAGAGGATGCTGAAAGCAAAGCAAGAGTATGAGAAGACGCCAACTATTGCTCTACAAAAGGAGATCGCCAGATGTAACAACGTTCAAATGGCGAAGAAGATTGCTCTTAACTCTGCTTATGGTGCTATCGGTAACCAGTATTTCAGGTATTATAAACTAGCAAACGCAGAAGCAATCACTCTGTCTGGTCAGGTATCTATCCGCTGGATTGAGAACTGCATGAACAAGTATCTAAATAAACTGTTGCAAACAGAAGAAACTGATTATGTTATCGCATCAGATACTGATTCGATATATCTTAATCTTGGACCTCTTGTTGATAAATTTCTTAGTAATAAGTCTGACGATAAAGCAGCAGTTGTGGCGCTACTTGATAAGATCTGCCAAGAGAAACTGGAACCTTTTATCGAATCATCGTACCAAGATCTGGCGTCGTATGTTAATGCGTACGATCAGAAAATGCAAATGAAGCGAGAGAATATTGCTGACCGTGGCATCTGGACTGCGAAGAAGCGATACATTCTCAACGTGCATAACAGTGAGGGTGTTGCCTATGCAGAACCCAAACTAAAAATCATGGGTATTGAAGCAGTCAAGTCATCAACACCGGCTCCTTGTCGTCAAATGATTAAGGATGGTCTGAAGTTGATGATGAATGCAACTGAAGATGATGTGATTAACTTCATTGACAAGTGCCGTGATGAATTCAAGGCATTGCCTCCAGAACAGATTGCTTTCCCGAGGACAGCATCTGATGTCCGTAAGTATCACTCTCATGCTGATATTTACGTCAAGGGCACTCCGATTCATATTCGTGGTTCTCTGTTGTTCAACCACTATATTAAAGAAAACAAACTGACAAAGAAGTATTCTCTGATTGGAAATGGTGAGAAGGTAAAGTTCCTTTATCTTAAGAAACCAAATATTATTCAAGAGAACGTCATCTCATTCATTCAAGACTTCCCTACAGAACTCGGTCTTGACAAATACATTGACTATGACCTACAATTTGAAAAGAGTTTTGTAGAACCACTGAAAGCAATCCTAGACGCGATTGGTTGGAATGTGGAAAAAACTGTAAACCTGGACTTATTTTTCTCCTAATGGAATTGCCTATCAACGATAAAGAACTTGCCACAATTATTAGTGCCCTTCGCCTAGGTGGTGATGCTGCTTTATATCAAAAACTTGTAAGGATCAAGGAGATTAGGGATGCTAATCCAGGTGGACCCTACAAAAAGATTGCTCGTGAACAATTTGGATTTGTACTGTAATGGATTTTTTGAAAGATATTGTCAAAGAGATTGGCGATGACTATACAAAACTCGCAGCCGATATCGACGACACTGAAACATATGTGGACACGGGTTCGTACATTCTTAACGGACTTGTATCAGGTAGCATTTTTGGCGGTGTATCTGGCAACAAGATTACTGCCATTGCTGGTGAGTCTTCTACTGGCAAGACTTTCTTTAGTCTCGCCGTTGTTAAAAACTTTCTGGATAACAATCCTGACGGTTACTGTCTGTACTTTGACACTGAAGCAGCAGTTAATAAGTCTCTTCTTGAGAGTCGCGGCATTGACCTGAACCGTGTTGTTGTGGTCAACGTTGTGACCATTGAAGAGTTCCGTAGCAAGGCACTCAAAGCAGTTGATATCTACCTGAAGAAACCACTTGACGAACGCAAACCCTGCATGTTCGTTCTGGATTCTCTTGGTATGTTGTCTACTGAGAAAGAGATTACTGATGCTCTGAACGAGAAGCAAGTTCGTGATATGACAAAATCACAACTGGTCAAAGGTGCCTTCCGCATGTTGACATTGAAGTTGGGACAGGCTAACATACCAATGATCGTCACAAATCACACTTACGATGTCATCGGTGCTTATGTTCCTACTAAAGAGATGGGTGGTGGTAGTGGTCTTAAGTACGCTGCCTCTACCATCATATATCTCAGCAAGAAAAAAGAAAAAGATGGAACAACAATTGTCGGAAACCTTATCAAGGCAAAGACTGCTAAGTCGCGTTTAAGCAAGGAGAACAAAGATGTTACGGTGCGTCTTTATTACGATGAGCGTGGTCTTGATCGATATTACGGTCTTCTTGAACTCGGTGAGCTCGGTGGTATGTGGAAAAACGTTGCTGGACGCTATGAGATAGACGGTAAGAAAGTCTATGCCAAAGCAATCCTCAAAGACCCAGAACAATACTTCACACCTGAAGTCATGGAGAAGTTAGAAGTCATTGCTCAGAGTGAGTTTAGTTATGGTGCATGAAGAACATCTGCATCATAAAGACTGGAATAGATGTATCTAAAATCCTAGAACAACTGAAGGAGTATCCAGAAGACTGGGGTTCTCAGAAGAACCTGAAGAATACAGAACTTCTAGACCCAAATGAATATCTAGTTACAGCGGATGTTCTTCAGTTGGTTATGGGTGGAGTCAATAGTCAAGATGAATATGTTGGTGATACTGAAATCTGTATCAAGACACCAGCATACGAACATCACACTGAGATTCTGAAATACCTGTCAAAGTATTTCAAGAAGATGAGAAGATGTGGATTTCTTGCGCTGCCTCCTGGTGAACAAGTTGGACTTCATATTGATGAAGGAACTTACTATCTTTCAAAGGATAGATATCACCTTTCCATTCAGGGTGAATATGAGTATACTGTGGGAGATGAATCTATCATAGTAAAACCAGGCACCCTGTTATGGTTCAATAATAAACTACCCCACAAAGCAGTGAATGTGGGTGAAGGTGTTAGAATCACCTTTGTATTTGACGCTCCTCATCATAAGAAGAATCCTCAACATGGAAAGACTTGAATTTACAATTCTAAGGAACTTAGTTCATAACGAGGAATACTCGCGCAAAGTTGTACCTTTCATTCAACCAGAGTACTTTGATAATCGGGTAGAGAAAGTTATATACGAAGAACTTACAAAGTTTCTTGTAAAATATAATAGTGGTATCACAAAGGAAGCACTTGCCATTGAGGTAGAGAGTAGGAATGATCTCACTGGGGATGAGATTGGTTCAGCACGGGATATCATTTCTAACATCCATGATGGAGTAGTTGACCATCAGTGGATGCTTGATAGTACAGAGAAGTGGTGTAGAGACAGAGCAATCTATCTTGCTCTGATGGACTCTATTCAGATTGCTGATGGTCAAGATGATAAGAGGAACCGTGATGCGATTCCTTCTATTCTTTCTGATGCCTTAGCAGTATCGTTTGACAACAACATTGGACACGATTATCTACAAGATTATGAAGCACGCTACGAGTCGTACCACAGGCAAGAAAACCTTATCCCGTTCGATCTGGATTACTTCAATAAAATTACGAAGGGTGGCTTACCGAATAAAACGCTCAATATTGCTCTTGCTGGCACTGGCGTCGGTAAATCTCTGTTTATGTGTCACGTCGCAAGTAGTGTTCTACTGCAAGGCAAGAACGTCCTATACGTCACGATGGAAATGGCTGAGGAAAAAATTGCGGAAAGAATTGACGCGAACCTTCTGAATGTTCCCATCGGAGACTTGGTAGAACTGCCTAAGTTGATGTTTGAAAACAAAGTAACTAATCTTGGCAAAAAAACACAGGGTACCCTTATAATTAAAGAATACCCGACTGCTAGTGCTCATGCTGGACACTTTAGAGCACTTCTTAATGAACTTGCACTTAAGAAGTCATTTAGACCTGATATTATTTTCATTGATTACCTTAATATATGTGCTTCCGAACGGTATCGCGGAAACGGCTCTGTCAATTCATATTCGTATATTAAGGCTATTGCTGAGGAACTTAGAGGGTTGGCTGTCGAAGCAAACGTCCCTATCGTTTCTGCCACGCAGACCACTCGTTCTGGTTATGGTAGCAGCGATGTTGAGCTCACTGATACTTCTGAGTCCTTTGGTCTCCCTGCTACTGCTGATCTTATGTTTGCCCTTATTTCTACTGAGGAGTTGGAATCCCTCGGACAGATACTTGTGAAGCAGTTGAAGAATCGTTATAACGATTTGAATATGAATAAGCGATTTGTTGTTGGTATCGACCGTGCCAAGATGCGTCTATACGATTGCGAACAAACCGCACAGGAAGACATCCTTGACAATGGGAAGGAAGAGGAGTATAATTTTAACGAAGATAAACCGAAAAAATCATTCGAAGGATTTAAATTCTAATGGCAAAATCAATTGATTTCAAGAACTACGAAAAGTTTGTAGATGCTGTCACCTCTGACGCCTCTACTGATTTCGTATCTCTTTCTGACCGCCTTGTTGAACTGGATGAAAAGGGTGCTAACATTGAGCGTCTTCTGACTGCTGGTGTGGGTATCAATGCAGAAGGCGGTGAGTTCTTGGAGATTATCAAGAAGATGATTTTCCAAGGTAAACCATATAATGAAGATAATCGTGAACACATGATTATTGAACTTGGTGACCTGATGTGGTACGTTGCTCAAGCATGTATGGCACTGGATATCACTTTCGAAGAAGTGGTAGAAACCAATGTCAAGAAACTTGAGAAGCGCTATCCTGGTGGTCAGTTCGATATCTATTATTCTGAAAACCGTGCTGAGGATGACCGATGAAAGAAACTGTTAGTGTAAAGTTTACACCCCGTCAACTTGATGCTGTTCTTGAAGTTCTTACCAAAGAACAAGAACAGTACAGTGTTGAGTTTGCACCAGAACGTATTGTTGAACTGCGTGCGGTAATCAAGGCAATGGTTGATGCAATCAATAATTAGTTACGTCTTTGCCTTTTTTACAGTAACTGTGGCGGGTTGTATTCAACCCGTCAATTGGGAATCTTGTAGTAAAATAAATGAATGGTTGATTCCAGAGGTTGTCTATGCGTGGAAACTAAAGACTGGAGAGATAGTTCCGTATCAGACTGAGAAGGATTACCTGGACTCAATATCTAAATAAAAATAAAAGACTAATGGCAAAATCTGTCAATCTTGGATCGGTAATGGAAGGCGTTTTTGCGATTGCCGTAGGATTGATTATGTGTGAGAGTGATGCACCTGGTAGAAAATTAGACGCTAAAAGTATTAATAAAATTCGTGGTCAAGTCAAGAACTCAATGTATACTAGAGCAGGGTTTACAAAAGTTCTTTTCAGAGGGCAGCAGTTTAGAATAAAAACCAAAGGATCTCAAGCAGATTATGTACCAGACTTTGTTACAGTAACTCTTAAAGTAAGTCTTAAAGAGGGTGAAGTTAAGAGTGCATTTGGTAAAAAGTTTTTTGATAATACAAAGGAATCTGTAATTCAAAGTCTGATAAAGGAAGTAGTTACTTCAGCTACAAAGTATAAAAAGGATTTAAGGAAAGCACAAGATAAGTATCTTCTTAATAATAAACCCGAAAAAGTTGATATTCTTGTGGTTGCTGATGGTGTTGGTGGAGAGCAATCTGGTGGTAATTTGAAGGGAGATGTTGCTGTTGATATTACTATTAATGGAACTCGTATTATTAATGAAGATTTAAATTACTCTCTTAAAGCTGGTAAAACTCCCAGTAAAACAATATCTAACGAAAGTCCTTATAAGTCAATGATGAGAGTTAATGAAACTTTTGAACTTGGCATTGACTCAGATAAGTATGCATTTCTTGCTGGACAATCAAGGACTCCAAAAGAAAAACGTGAAAAACTTAATTATACTTTAAAATTTTATAATGAAGTCCTTGATGGATTAGTTGATTCTTTTTCATCAGGTAGAGGGTCCTCGAAGGCATGGGATTTTCTGAGGAAAGCAGCTTTTGGTGATGACTTTGCTCAAGTAGTTTCTATTGGAACTACTAAAACTAGTGAGTCAAGTTTATCATATATAAATGCTCTTCAAAAAAGATATCCAACTCTAATTGCTGAAAGGTCACCAAAACCAAATGGACCAAATGTAAAATTTGTTTTGACTGAACTAAAACAACCATTATTTCAAATAAGGTTTAAAAACAGATCAAAAATTATTGGAGCTGATGAAGCAGAAATCAAAGAACTTAAAATGATGATTGAAACTGAAGCTATTTTTAAACAACCCAAAGATTGGGATCCTTCTATTGGTAATGTTGGAGTGTAGAGATGAATATCCACGTTATAGAACTATTACAAGCATTCGAACCAGACTCACGCTCACCCAAGATGAGGTATAATGAGTTCATTACTTTCGTGTTCAAAACCTTTGAGGACAGGATGCCGAGTACGAATTCAGATAAATATATAAAAATGAGAAACAATGTATTGGGTTACATTGTTGCTAACGAAAAATCTATAACTTCAAACTTGAGTAAGAAATGAAGTCCTTCTTCCAATTTTTGCGTGAGACTGCATCACAACAAGCCGCCCGTCTTGGGTTAGAAGGTGATGGTCATGGTGGGTGGTACAAAGATGGTGAGTTTGTAGCAAAGACTGAGAAGGGACAACTCAAGTTCTACAATAAGCGTCAGAGAGTTGGTAAGCAAGATCCACCACAATCTGAAAAAGAAAAGAACTTATCAGCAACATC